TTCACATCCCGGACGGGTTGCGACATACTGCAGGTGCCGGGCATTTAAGCCGGCTCGCTTGGAGGGCGCTTGCTCGCAGTAATGCTGCTTGTAGACGATCGTGCTCAGTCATCATCACCTCCATCTTCGGTCATCCGGCCGTAACCCCGGCGAATGAACTCATCCAGGTTTTTGTCCCTGCTGAGTTTCAGGAACTCCACGCCCAGCTTCCGGGATTCCTGAACCAGACTGCTCAATTCTTCCTTCTGATAACTCGGCACTTGCTGATCTGCCAGCCAGGTCATCAGGAAGAAATTGGCAGCAGAGATCTGCGCGGCTTTGGCTGACATGGCAGCAAGCCGGTCGGCCTGAGGCTTCAGGATCTCGTCCAGATTTCTGCGGATAAGCTCGGCCATGGACTCTCCACCCTTGCGATAGCCGGCAGCCTCCAGTCCCATTTCCACCATGTCTCGGTAGACCATGCTGATGTTCTTTCCTTCTGCATTTGCGATCCGGCGGATGGCGTTGTCGGTGGATTCACCAACCCGAAAACAAACGCGAAGGCCTTTTTCTTCGGAAACCTTTTTCATATGTCGCCTCCTTTCGCTAAAAGGTGTATGTCATACAATGTCAGACGGAAAAATGACCGTTGTCATACGCAAATTGCATTGCAATTTGGCTGTTTTTCTGGGGTATGTCATACCCCTTATCCTGTCGTTCTTTTTCCACAAGTGGAAAAAGCCCGGTTAAGACCCCTAAACCGGGGCCTTAACGATCCCTGCGGGGCTACTTTTCAGGAAAAAATAACCTCTTTACACCCCCATTTAAGCGGCTTAACCGGGGGTATTTGCTTTCTGTTAAGGACTAAACCTCTACTAAACGATATTTCACGATGCCACAAAAACCACAATATATAGTGGTTTATTAGAATGCATAGACACAAGATTTTTAATATCGTCGAGTATCTATAAGCGACTTTTAGAAGATTTAAGCGACAAATAAGCGACAAAATTTAGCCGTCCGAAAGGGCGGTTTTTCTTTTGTCGCTTTATTTGACCTATTCAGTTTTTGAAGCAAACAGCGCCATTTCAACGGCCTGCATTGCCTTGACTTCACTTTCGGCAAACACATGGCTATACACATTCAGCGTCGTGTTTGTATTGGCATGGCCCAGACGATCTGCAATGACCTTTGCTGTCACGTCGGAGTTAATCAGCAGACTGGCGTGTGTATGACGGAGCGAATGCAGGTGAATGTCCGGCAACCCGGTTCCTGCTATGACACGCTTTAGCTTTGCGTTCAGGTTAATGGCGTTGATGTAATCCCCGGACAGATTGCAGAATACAGAACCGTGCAAATTGGGCTTGCTTTCCTGCTGTTTCCTGTGCTGACGGAGCAGGCCAAGAATATAGGCAGGCAGGACAATCCTGCGTTCGCTTTGCGCCGTTTTCGGGGTCTGCCGTACAAATGTGCCATTGGTGCGAATGAGCGTATAACGAACATACAGCAGTCCTGTGTCCATGTTTATATCGTCCCAATGCAGGGCGGTGCATTCGCCGGGGCGCAGACCTGTTGCCAACATAAGATTGCAGAACACTTCAAACTGGAAGTCACCGAAATCGTGGAGCGCCTGCAAAAACTGCTTGCTTTGTGCGTCGTTAAGGTATGCCGCCGGGGGCGTGTCGTTTTTGGGCGGTGTCGCCAATGTACAGGGATTGCGCCGCATGATTTCTTTTTTGACAGCAGCCGTAAATATGGCAGACAGGTTCAATTTGATTTTATTGACCGTGGAGCCGGACAGGCCCTTTTTCTCTGTCACTTCATCGAATGCCTTATCGACCGTCATACCCAGGGCGGCGGCGATCTTTTCGGCATTCTCCCGGCGTATGGTATCACCACGCAGGACGAAATACACGATAGACCTGCTGACACCCGCCTTTTGTGCAAATTCTTCCCGTTTGAAGCCGTCAATCAGCGCCCTGTCTTTAATGCGGAACTGCCGTTCGTGGTTTCCGCTGACAAGCATTTCCGCAAAGATACTGTCGAGCATGGCAGGGGTAATATTCTTTAGCTTTTCACGACCCAACCGGGGCATGATGTGTCGTTCAATATCACCACGGTAATTTTGCAGGATATTGGGCTTGAGGACGGACGGCGCAACGGATGTATAGTACCATTCTGCCAATTCAGCAAAGGTGCGGTTTTCGTCCAGGGCAACATAGCCCTTTATCTTTTCTTCCCATGTGGCGGCGTAGGCCCTTGCCAGTTTTTCGGCCTTGCCTGCTGTAACGCCATCCGGCGGGCGAAAAGTCGTGGTTTTCTTTATCTGCCTGCCGTCCTTGTCATAGCCCATATATGCGGTGATCGTAAAGGTTTCCCCGCGCTTTCTGATACTTGCCATTATTCTTCACCCCGTTTCTGCCGTTCGGCATAAATGGCGGGTAAATTGTGCTTGAGCAAGTCCAGAAAATAGTTTTGCAGATACTGCGCTGCTTTCCATTCGCAGTATTCCTGATATTCCACAACTGCGCCCTGCTTTTCCTCTGTCCATTTTGCGGCTTTTTCAAGTGCGCTGTAAAAGCCCTTGTCTGCAAGCAGGCAGTCGAGCATTGCAAGCATATCGGGCGTATCTTCAAAATATCCGTCCCGAACCAGTTTGATGTTTTGCACGGTATTTTCGGACAGACCGAGCAATTCATACACGGGGATATTTTCAATGACTGTACCTGTCAGCAGATAATCCACCGTAACATTAAAATATTCAGCGATCTTTAACAGCTTGTCGCCGTTGGGCTGTGTTTCCCCGGAGCAGTATTGCGCCAAAGACTGGGGACGGATGCCAACGAATGCGGCAAGCTCTTTTTGTGTGGTTTTGTGTTCTTCCATAAGAGAACGCAGCGTTGACGCAAAATGTGCGTCGTATCTGTCACTTGTGCTGTAACAGTATTTTTCTGTGTTTGCCATTTGGTTTCACCTCTCTAAATGCGGTTTTACTGAACTTAACGAAATCAGAACAGGAAAACTTGACTTTAATTTGCCCTGCGCTATAATATGATTATAGACAGTTTTAGCGGAATTGTCAAGAACAAATAACAGGAAAACCGCAAATTCTAAAGAAAGGGGGCGTGACCCGTGGAACAGAAAAAAGCCTTGACCATTCGAGAAACAGCAAGAGAATTCAACTTCCCGGAATTCGCTATCCGCACACTTGTAAAACGTGGGGCATTCCCCGTTATCCAGGTAGGCACACGCTGTTATATCGTCCGTGACATTTTCGCAGAGTATCTCAAGACAGGGGGTGAACACTATGTTGCTACACGTTGATACCGTCAAATTTAGGGTAAAGCCCACCGGGCAGGAAATCGGCGGCATAAAGGCGCGGTTTACAAAATCCGCAAGTATTAAGGATATGAGCGCCAAACAGATTGCTGCCGCCCTGATCGCTGGAAAGACCGTGCAGCCCGGTGTCACTCCCTATTCCGAGGAAAGCAAAGCCAAAGGTTACAAAGGGACAAACGACGCAGATTTCAGCAAACAGACCGTGTTTATGACCGACATTGACAATAAAAGAAAAGATGTACCCCAGGAAATCCCTGCCCACGCTGCAGAAGTGCTGGCCCTGTACAATCTCAAGCCCGCATTTATGTACGAAACATTCAACAGCACCGCCGAACAGCGGCGGTTCCGTATCGGCCTGGTTTCTGATGAACCGTTCACCGACCGTGCCGAGCGTGACAGCGTACAGCACGCTTTAATCGCAGCATTCGACCAGGCAGACCCTGACTGTATCAACGCTGACAGAATATTTTTCGGAACGGACAGGGGCTTGATCGAAGAATTTTCCGATTTAGAAGCGGTATGCAGTAAAGCTGACCTGTTGGCATTCGCAGAAGCATACAAGGGCGTTGAGCAAACACCACAGCCGGAAAAGAAACAGACCATACAGCCCGCACAGCCCACCAAAGCGGCACAGCCTGCAAAACGGAAAATCGGCGAGGTCATCCCAGAGGGCGAACGCAACAGCACCCTGGCAAGTATTGCATTCAGCCTGATTATCAAGTACGGCCCCGACGACGGCAAGGCATACGAAGCATTCATGCAGGCGGCGGCAAAATGTTCCCCGGCTTTGGACAACAGCGAAGTACAGAGCATTTGGGACAGCGCCGTGTCCGGCTACAACAAAAAGGTAGTCAGTCGGACAGATTACCTGTCCCCGGCAGAATATGCGGTACAGGAATTTGCGCAGTCCGTAGAACCTGCCGACTATACCGATGTGGGACAGGCGCAGTTATTCACCGCGCTGTACGGCAACGGCATTCGTTACAGCAACGCCACAAAATGGCTTGTTTATGACGGCAGAAAATGGGACGAAAACGAACTGAAAGCCCACGGTTTAGCCCAGGAGCTGACCGACAGACAGCTTGCAGAAGCCCGGAAACGGCTGAAAAAAGCCCGTGCAGAACTGGACAAGGCTATTGAAGCAGGCGACGAGGACAGGCAGGAAGAAGCGCAGGCCGATGTTAGAGCGGCAGAGGGCTTCCGCGGCTATGTATTGGGCAGACGGAAAACGAGCCGGATTGCAGCGACCCTGACCGAAGCAGAACCCGCCGCCGCAATCAATGTCCTGGAACTGGACAAAAACGAATTCCTGCTGAACACCCCTGCCGGAACCGTGGATCTGCGTACAGGAAAGATGCGTCCCCATGACCCACAGGATTATTGCACCAAAATGACCGCTGTTGCGCCGTCCCTTGACGGTATGGATATATGGTTTGAATTCCTTGACCGCCTGACCTGTGGCGACCGGGATTTACGGCAGTATCTCCAAATCGTTGCCGGAATGCAGGCCGTGGGCAAGGTGTATGTGGAAAATCTGATTATCGCAACGGGTATCGGCGGCAACGGCAAATCCACATTCTACAATTCCCAGGCCCGTGTTATGGGCGACTATGCGGGCAGCATTGCGTCCGATGTGCTTATCACCAACAGCAAAAGGAACAAGTCCCCAGAATATGCAGAACTGCGCGGCAAGCGTCTGGTTATCGCCGCAGAACTGGAAGAAGGTATGCGCCTGGACACCGCTGTTGTCAAGAAGCTGTGTTCCACCGACCCTATCCGGGCAGAAAAGAAATTCAAGGCTCCATTCGATTTCATCCCGTCCCATACCACCATTCTGTACACAAACCACCTGCCGAAAGTCGGAACGAACGACAAAGGCACATGGGACCGGCTTGTTGTGGTCCCGTTCAATGCCCGGTTTCGTGGCGAAAAGGGCGAAATCTTCAATTACGGCGATTACCTGTTTGAGAATTGCGGCGGTGCAATCCTTGCATGGATTATCGAGGGCGCACGGAAATTCATTGCAGCCCGGTATCATATCGAACAGCCGGAATGCGTCCGACAGGCCATTGCGGAATATCGGCAGCAAAACGACTGGTTCCACAACTTCATAAACGACCGCTGCGAAATCGGCGGCAGCTATGCAGAGGGCGCACAATCCATGTATTTGAATTATCGTGCCTACTGTGATGAAGTGGGCGACTATAAGCGCAGCGCCGCAGAATTCAAAAACGAAATGCTGAAAGCCGGGTACAAATGGCATAAGTCCAAGAAAGGTGCGTCCTATTACGGCATTCGCATTGCGTCGGAATTCTTCCCCGAAACCCTTGACGTTCTGCCGCTTTCCGGCTGATGGGTGACGGACGGTGACGGGCAAATACCTAAAGCCAAAAAATCAAAAAGGGCTTTGACATAAGAAAGGCTTGTAATTGACCGTCACCCGCCGTCACCAATGACGAAATACCCCCCACCCGACACAATGGTGCAGAGCCGTCGGGCAACGATGCCGGGGATAACTTTTCCCCCGAATGAAAAATAAAAATTTCCAGAGAAAGGAGCGCACGACCATGAACTTGTTACAAAAGCTGTTCAGCAGAAAGGACACAGCACCGCAGGGCATTACCCTTGAAATCCAAAACGGATTTACAGCCTTTAGCGGCACGGCATACGGCAACGCGGCATTCCGGGCGGCAGTCGATGCGATTGCACGCCATGCCGGAAAGCTGAAAGCCCATTCCACCGACAGCACCATTGAAAGCCTGCTGTCCAGCACACCCAACCCCTATATGACAGCATACGATCTGCTGTACAAAACGGCAACGGCCTATTACACCACCAACAATGCGTTTGTCCTGATACAGCGCAGCCGGGGCGTGGCGGCATTCTACCCGCTGACCCCTGCAAGCGTGGAGTTTATCGGAGCGCAGGACGGTACGCTGTACGCAAACATGATTTTCGCAGACGGCAAACAGGTAATGTTACCTTATGCCGATGTAATCCACCTGCGCCGCCACTACTCCACCAACGAACTGTTGGGCAGCGACAATGCGCCGCTGTACCCGCTGATTGATACCGCCCACACGCTGACCGAAGCCACCGGGGCCGCCGTGAAAAACGCAACCAATATCCGGGGCGTACTCAAGTTTACAAGCCTTGTGAACCCGACGCAGGTAAAGGCAGAAAAGGAACAGTTTGTCCGGGATTATTTCAGCCTGTCCAACACGGGCGGCATTGCGGCGACCGACCAACGCTTTGAATTCGTCCCCACGGCGCAGACGGCATACAATGTGCCGCATGAGCAGACCGAAGCAATCAACGCCCAGATATTCGCCTATTTGGGACTGTCCCCGAAAATTGTTACCGGGGCGTACACCGAAGATGAATTCGCGGCGTTCTATGAAAGCCTGATCGAACCCTTTGCAATCCAAATGAGCCTTGAATATTCCCGGAAATGCGGTTCGGAAATCACATTCACCGCCGAACGCCTGGAATTCTCAAGCGCAGCGACCCGTATATCCCTGTTGCGTGAATTACTGCCCTTTGGCGTAATTTCCATAAATGAGGCCCGCAAGCTGCTGGCCCTGCCGGAAGTCGAGGACGGCGACCGCCGCTTGCAGTCCCTGAATTATGTGACCGCTGACAAAGCGGACGTATACCAACTTAAAGAAAGCGAGGTAAACAACCATGACACAGATGCAGACACGGGCGTATAAAGTCCGGGCGGGTGACAAGCCCCTGATCGTCGAGGGTACGGCAATCGTATTCGACAGCCCTGCAAATATGGGCAGCTATACCGAATATATCGCAAGGAATGCCCTGGACGGTGTGAACCTGGACAATATCACCCTGCTTGTCAACCACGACGGCGCAGGCATTCCCCTGGCAAGAAGTCCCAAGACCATGACCCTGACCGTCACCGACAATGGCCTTGAAATGCGGGCAGAGCTACCCGACACCGAACAGGGCCGGAGCGTTCACGCAGCCATTCAGCGCGGCGATCTGTCCGAAATGTCCTTTGCCTTTGATATTGGCGAACAGACCTTTGACGAACAGAAGCGTGAATGCACCATTACCAAAATCGCAGCGGTTTATGAAATCTCTATCGTAAACCGGGCGGCATATCCACAAACCAATGTACAGGCGAGAGCCGGAAAGGAAGAAAACACCATGAATAACACCAGTTTTAACCCCATCGAAAGCGCCGTCCTGAATGCGGCCACCACCAACCCCGACACCCATGCAGCCCCTGAATACCGCAGCGCCTTTTTCAAGAACCTGTTGGGCAAGGAACTGACCGAGGGCGAAAGCAGAGCGTTTGCCGCTGCCCGTGCCGAAAAGCGCGCTGACAGCTTTAACACCCTGTCCAACAGCGCCGCCGTCGTTCCCACCCAGACCCTGAACGAGGTAATCAAGCAGGCCCGTGACACCAACGGTCTGTTTAATGAGGTTCGTATTTTCAATGTACCGTCCAACCTGTCCGTGCCTGTGGGTACTCCCACCGATGCGGCAAGCTGGCACACTGAGGGCGCAGCTGTTGACCGTGGCAGCGTTGTAAGCACCGCCGTGACCTTTACCGGGCGCGAACTTATCAAGGTGCTGTCCATGTCTGCCGCTGTCAAGCGCATGGAACTGAAAGCCTTTGAACGGTATATCACCGACGAACTGAAAAACAGCGTTGCTGATGCCGTGGGCGCAGCCATCGTCAGCGGTTCCGGCAACGGACAGCCCACGGGCATTCTGTCCGGCATTACCTGGACGGACGCAAACACCGTCAGCACCACCGCCCTGACCGCAGATAACCTGCTTGCGGCAGTCGCAAAGATGCCCGCAGGCTATGCAGGCGGCGCAAAGTTTGCCATGAGTACCGCCACCCTGTTCGGACAGGTGTACACGCTCAAGGACGGCAATGAACGCTATCTGTTCACCGACCCTGCCGCAGGCGGTGTGCGCCGTCTGTTCGGTTTTGAAATCGTCATTGACGATAATATCCCCGCCGGAACCGTCCTGTTTGGCAATTTCCGTTATTATGGCGTGAACATTCCCGAGGGCGTTGCCGTGGAAGTCAGCAGGGAAAGCGGTTTCACCAGCGGCCTGATTGATTTCCGGGCGCTGTGTATCGCAGACGGCAAGCCCATCGTACCCGACGCCTTTGTGAAAATCGAAGTCGCCGCAGCCTAATGAGAGGGGGAAACGGCAATGTTCACCATTGAAGAAGCAAGAAATATCCTGCGTATCGACGGCAGCGACAATGACGATGAAATCACCGCCCTTGTAGCGGCATTGCCGGATTACCTTTACCACACCACCGGTTATTTGAGCGACGGGGGCGTATATTCCCCCGTTGCCCTGACCGCCGGGCGGTTTATCCTGTGGCAATGGTACTATGGCGAAAACGCAGACACCGACAAGATACAGCGCGTGATCGACACCTTGTTAAAGGCGTTGAGCGCTGAAAGGTGGGCGTAACCATGACGCAGGCAGCATTCTACCATTCAGCGGCGTGGCGTAAATTGTCCCGGGCGTTCCTGCTGTCAAAATATTATATCTGCGAACGGTGCGGCAAGCCCGCTGAAATTGCCCACCACAAGCAGTATATTACCCCGGCAAATATCCAAAATCCCGAAATCACCCTGAACCCGGATAACCTGGAAGCCCTGTGCATGGCCTGCCACAATGCCGAACACTTTGGCACAGGTGGAGCAACGGCGGCAGGGCTGACATTCAACGAAAACGGGGATATAGTCCCCACCCATAACAGAAAGCGAGGTAAAGACCATGAATGAAACTTACGAAAGCGAACTGCAGCAAGAAATCAATTTCCTTTGGCAGGAACTGGCATTCTTGCAGGACGAAATCAGCACCGCCCGCAAGAATTGTGACACCGAAGAATATACCCGCCTTATGCGTATTTGCCTGCCCGTGCAGAAACAGTATTTGAAGCTGTGTGCCGAGCAGGAAAAGCGTGAAGCTGGGGGCGGCGGCAGTCAAGACGATCTGCTTGCATTCGCCGGGGCGGTGTCCTGATGAACTATATCGTGCAGTACAATGACCTGTTACAGCGGGGCGAAATCCCCGCTTGCAGGCGTATCAAAAATGTATATGCACGGCTTGCGGCAGAAACGCAGACCCAGGGCAAGTATATCTTTGACGAAGCCAAAGCAAGCCGCCCCATTGAATTTATAGAGCGTTTCTGCCGCCATTCCAAAGGCGAATGGGCCGGGCAGCGTGTTTCCCTTGAACTGTTCCAAAAGGCTTTTATACAAGCCCTGTACGGCTTCGTGGATGCCGAAACAAGCCTGCGCAAATACCGTGAAGCATTCTTTTTGGTAGGGCGTAAAAACGGCAAAAGCACGCTGTTGGCAGGTCTGGCCCTGTATATGCTGATTGCTGACGGCGAGGGCGGCGCAGAGGTGTACAGCACCGCCACCAAATACGCACAGGCCCGGTTACTGTTCGATGAATGCCATAACATGGTAAAGCAGTCCCCGGAACTGTCCCGGCATATCCGCAAGCGCAAAAGCGACCTGTACTATGTTCCCACCATGAGCAAAATGCAGCCGCTGTCCCGCAATTCCGACAGTCTGGACGGCCTGAATGCGTCCTTTGTAATCATGGACGAATTGCACGGCGTAAAGGACAGAAACCTGTATGAAGTCATGCGGCAGTCCCAGAGCGCCCGCCGACAGCCGTTAATGGTGATGATAACGACGGCAGGCACGGTGCGTGAGTGCATTTTTGATGATATGTATAACCACGCCTGCGAAGTGGCAGACGGCGTTATTTCCGATGATACATTCCTGCCCATCCTGTACGAACTGGACAGGCGGGACGAATGGAGCGACCCGGACGCATGGCTGAAAGCTAACCCCTCTTTAGGGCGTGTCAAGAAACTGGACGATCTGCAAATCAAGGTGGAGCGCGCCAAACAGAACCCCCATGATTTAAGCGGCGTTCTGTGCAAGGAATTTAATATCCGGGAAACTGTAAAAACGGCATGGTTATCCTTTGACGCTATCAACAATACAGATACCTTTGACCTGGAAATGTTCCGGGGCGCATACTGTATCGGCGGCGTTGATCTGTCCATTACAACAGACCTGACCTGTGCAAGCCTGCTGTTTATGAAGCGGGGCGACGAAAGGAAATATATCACACAGATGTATTGGCTACCTGCCGACAAGCTGACAGAGCGTGTGAAGCAGGACAAAATCCCTTATGACAAATGGTACGAACGGGGTCTGTTGCGCCTGTGTGCCGGAAACAGTATCAGCTATTCCGATGTAACGGCCTGGTTCGTGGAAACCGTAAAGAAATATGAATTATTCCCGGCGTGGGTATATTACGACAGTTATTCTGCCCGGTACTTTGTGGAAGAAATGCAAATGCAGGGCTTTACAATGGTACGCTGTATTCAGGGCGCAAAGACCCTGTCTCTGCCTATGCAGATGTTGGGCGCTGACTTGCAGGCCCACAAGGTAAATTACAACAACAATCCGATCTTGAAATGGTGCTTGACCAACACGGGCATACAGACAGACCGCAACGGCAACATAGTACCCGTCAAGAACCAGTCGCCCAAACAGCGCATTGACGGTGCGGCGGCGTTGCTTGACTGCTATGTGGGCTTGTACGAACACTATAACGAATATACGGGGGCGATCTAATATGAAGCTGAAAGACAAGAAAATTGAACTGCTGAAACAGGTACACATAAGGGATGCAGAGGGCTTTACCACCACGACCCTGGAGCCAGTGGCGACCGTGTGGGCGTATTTCCGGCAACTGTCCGGCAAGGAACGGTTTACCGGGTATGCCACCGTAGCAGAGGAAGAAACCCTATTCCAAATCAGCTACCGCACGGACATTACCACGGCACACATTATCCGTTACCGGGGCGTTGATTACAACATTACCCGGATTGATACCTTTGAGGGGTACAAAGAGGACTTGACCCTGTACGCAAAGCGGAAATGAGAAAAATAAAATATCACGATTTTCAACCGAATATTGCAATTTCAGCCCTTTTGTGCTATACTCTACTTTGGATTATTGCACAGGAGGGCCGTTTTTGATGATATACAGCTATAACAAGCTATGGAAAATGCTGATCGACCGTAAAATGACGAAAACAGCAATGCGCAAGCAATCCGGCATTAGTACGAATATGCTTGCAAAAATGGGCCGTGACGAGCCTGTGTCTATGGAAACGCTTGCAAAGATATGTACCACGCTGAATTGTGGGCTTGACGATATTGTGGACATTACAAATTCCGATATAGGGGGATGCGAAAATGAATGAAGATAGATACGAAAGAACTATAGACGAATTAGAAGTCCATGCGTGTAAATGGTGGCCCGCTGAACTACGTGAGGTTGAACAGAATTTGAGCAATCTTCCGGTTTTACTGGATACTCAAGACCAGTTTATTTCCATTCTTAAACTGGCAAACAAGGCTAATCCTACCAGTATTTTTAATCTTATTCGTGATGCGGCATTCCCTAATACGCTGTTCTTGAAGCACCTGATCGTATTAACCGATTTTGGCAGCGAGCCGTTGCAGCGAGTGAATAAGAACTTTTCCATGCTGTTCCCTAATGGTGTGTTTGCTTTTGATATTGGGAACGGCGTTCAAGAATACACTTTCCAGTCCCTGCCTGTTAGCGGTACATTGAACAACGCTAAAATGCGTATCGATACAAAAGAACGTATGCTTGCGGGCGGTTCTGACGCAGGGCTTTACAACGACTTGATTATGCTGTTGGTATATGGCGCAGCTGCTACAAGTCCGATGGTACGCGGCGTTCTTTACAAATGCACACAGTATATGTATCTTGGAAATGCACAGCAAATTGAGGATTATGTAAAAAAGAACTATATCCGTGTTAGCAAGATAATGGCAGGTTCTACCGCAACAACCCTGGGAAATGTAGCACAACAGTATGTTGTGGATTATTTAAGCGCCACCCTGGGTGATAATTATACCGTACGAAGCAACGGCACGGTTCCCGGCGTCACACAGAATGATGGTGTAACATTAACAACATTTGATGCTGTTGTTGATCGGAAAGACGATAATGGCAGACATAAAAAGTATGTTGCTGTGGAAATCACATTCCAGGAAACTACCAACAGCACCATAGAACGAAAAGGCGGACAGGCGCGGAGCCGCTTTGAAGCGATTACCAATAGCCGAAATTACATTGCTTATATTGTTGATGGTGCAGGTAACTTCGCCCGCCGTTCGGCAATATCTGTAATCTGCAATAACAGCCATTGTACCGTGGCGTTTACAAAGGAAGAATTCGACCTGCTGGTTGAATTTATTAGGGAGCGTATAGGATGATAAAATATATAGACCTGTTTGCAGGTGTTGGCGGCATTAGAATTGGAGCTGCTAATGCTTTGGCTAAACACAATATAGATGCCCGGTGCGTTCTGTCAAGCGAAATTGACGAAAAGGCTTGCCAAACCTACGAACTCAATTTTGGGGAATATCCAAGCGGTGATATTCACGCTATTGAGGATATTGAGCCGTTCGACCTGCTACTTGCGGGATTTCCTTGTCAACCGTTCTCATACGCAGGCAAGCGTCGCGGTTTTGGTGACACCAGGGGAACGCTGTTTTTTGAAATCGAGCGCATTTTGAAAAAATATCAGCCGAAAGCATTTTTGTTAGAAAATGTGCGAGGTTTATACACCCATGACGGCGGCAGAACATTTGAAACAATCATAGAGAAATTGCATGATTTAGGATATGGAACAACCGATCTTGTATTGAACAGTTCTGATTTTGGTGTTCCGCAGAACCGTGTCCGACTTTATATTTTGGGCATTCTTGGAGCAACCCCCAAAACAACCCTTGTAACAAGTTATGGTTCCGCTGACTCCCACGCATTCAAGCGCAAACTGACTGATGCCGACGAAATTGCTGCTTGTACTGTTGGCGATATTTTGGAAACTGATGTCCCCGAAGAATACTATTGTTCTGAACGCTTTGCGGAACAACTGCATTCTGTCGTTGGCGATGATCTATCGGTATTACACGGGTATCGGCTGATTGACTACCGTGGCGGTCAATCTCTGCATTCATGGGAATTGGGTACTAAAGGAAAATGCACACCCGCTGAAATTGAGTTTATGAACCTGCTTATCCAAAATCGCAGAAAGCACGATTTCGGAACACAACAGGACGGCAAAAAACTGACGTTAGAACAAATCAAGACTTTTTACAAGAATAGCGACATTGATACTGTTATTGCTGGACTTATTTCCAAAGGGTACTTAAAATGTGAAAACGGAAAATACAACCCAGTATGCGGAAATATGTCCTTTGAAGTATTTAAGTTTCTTGACCCGGACAGCATTGCAATTACTTTGACTTCCTCTGACTGTAATCGCCTGGGTGTCATTCAAAACAATCGTCCCCGGCATATTACGCCGCGCGAATGCGCAAGAATACAGGGATTTCCCGACAGCTTTGTGGTAAATCCCGATAAGGCATTTGCATACAAGCAGTTTGGTAATTCTGTTTCCGTCCCTGTGATTGAAGCTATTATGACTGACTTCATAGCACAAAATGCCGATGTGCTAAAATGGGAATAACCTCTGCTTGTCGCTTATTTCCTGTTATCGTTTAGTATCAGCTTGTAGATTTAAGCGACAAACAAGCGACAACCCAAAAATACGGCGTATATTTATGCGTCTAAAAGTTAATAAAACCCCTATAAAACAACAAAAAACACGCTATTATGCACGAATTATGCAGAATAGCGTGTTTTTCATTTACTCTGTCAGCACTCCAGTTCCTCTTCCGGCATCGCATCCAGAAATGCGTTCGAGGATTCCGCATTGGTCAGGCGTTCGGATTGGCAGTTCCAGGTGGAGTCGTACCCGCACTCCACGGCGGTTCGCTCTTCCGGCCGGCCTCCGCTGCGGATCTCCAGGGAGAGATCCAGCATCTTCCGCGCCGGTATCTCCGGTCGGGCAATGCCGGCGACCTGCTCCTTGGTCATACCGCACTCTATACAGCTCCGCAGCACATCCATCTGCAGGGCACTGAAGGAGGGATCCTTCAGCAGTTCCATTTGCTCTGCCGCCATGCCGCTTTGTAGGCAGCTCCGCAGGATGCTCATCTGATCCGCCCCGTATCGGGCATCCGCATAGACTGCCACTTGCTCCGCCGCTAACCCGAGCCGGTACCCCAACTCGATCTGACCGAGCTGTTCCCGCGTCATGTCCGGATACAGCGGCACCAGCTCTGCGATATTCTTAGGGGAATGCAGTTCTGCATGGTACTCATGGAACAGCACTGACTGAAAATGGACATCCTGCAGCTTGGGAAATTTCTCTGATGTGATACCGACGGCAGGAACACCGGAAGGAAGAGAAAGATGCCGCATTTCCTTCAGCCCGTCCAAGGTCCCACCGCCAATGCCAGAGATGTTCGCTGAGAAAGAGACATCCCGGATCTGGCTGGCAAAGGCTTGCCAGGGCCGCTCCTCCGGGGAGCCGGTTTCCGGGACCTTGCCATTACCGGTGAAATTCAGCTTCAGCCCATCCACCTCAGGATCTGCCAGAACGGTGTATTGTACATCGCCGATCTGCCCGGAAGCGACCACCCGGTCAATTAAGAACTCTCCCTTATCCAATAAGTAATCGCTGATCTGATCTGCATCCTTGATCGCCTTGAACAGCTCATCCGGGGACTTGGCCAGGATCGAAGACCAGTTCTGGATGTAGGCAGCATGCCGCTGCGCCTGCTTTTGAAGCTGCTCCGGTGTGAGCTGCAAGCCCAGCTCCTGGGCGGTAAATGCCGCCGCGATCTCTGCCCGCAGCTCTTCCCGGGCATAGGATTCGCTGCCAAAGCCACCGGTCAGATCCCGGCCCAACCGGGTGACATGGCCCGTGGCATGGCCGCTCTCGTGGAGGAAGGTAGCCATGTAGGAATAGGGATCATCGAAGGATGCCTCCGGCGGCAGGACTACGGTGTCAGTGTGGGGCGTGTAGTAGGCTTCGTTGCCATACTCTAAGTACCGGATCCCCATATTCCGGATCAGCAGATCCCGGTGTTCCCGCAGCACACCGATATTGGTACCGGGCTGCTCCAGCTCCGGGATGCCATCGATCTGCTTCGCATTGAAAACGGAGTGCGTACGGCAGGAGAGCTGCAGGTTTTCATTTGCGTAGTCTGGATCCCGGGTAATCAGTACCCGGGCATCATTCCAAGACAGCAGCTTCTTCTCCTTCCGATCCCAGTACGCCCAGTATTCTACATGGCAGGATTTCTCGTCCTTTCGGACCTGCCATCCCCGGTCTTGCGCCTGCTTGTAGGTACACCACCGGGGATCTTTGTAGCCCTTGCCCTCTGCGATCCAGGAGAGCATAAAGGCGTTGACTCCACGGTAGGGTTTTCCGGTGGCAGCGTTCAGCGGGCGCTGCTGCTGCCAACAGGCCTCCCAGGGTATTTGCTCTTTGGAAAGTGCGTCCAGGAACTGCTTGGAAAGCTCCTCCCGGACCTTGCTGGTAGCCGCCATCACTCCACCACCTTTCCGGTGAGATCAAAGTTTTCTGTGATGCAGTCGTCATTTTCTCCGGCAGCTTTGTAGCCTTCCGGATCCAGCTCGATCATCTCCATAATGTCTTCCAGCTTCATGTTTCTACCTCCTTACTGTTCAAATTCAGGTTCTTCCTGCTGCTGTGTCAATTGCTCTTGTTGCTCCAGCTCCATGGAACGGGTCTCAGTGAGCACCTCGTTCCAGTCCTTACCGAAGGGCGGCGCCAGATCTTCAACCTGATAACCTTTTTCCCGAAGTTGGGAAGCAAGCTGCTGGGCGGCCTGCCGTCCGGGGCCATCGCCGTCCAGCATCAGCCGGATATTCGTTACATTGGGGCGCGCTGCCAGATATCGATCCAGCGGCGTCTTGTTCAAGCCCTCCAGACTCAGCCGATCCACCGCCTGCCAGTCCTTGCCGTCCATGGCCTCCAGACTGGCGTGGGATGCGGCATCGATGGCCGCTTCAAATACACAGACGGTATTTCCGTTGCTTTGCCCAGGGAGCATCCAGCCGTAGTTTTTGTCGCTGCCGGCAACAGCCTTTTTATAAGGCGTCGCGCCGTCCCAGCTTGCCATGCCCCGCTTGTAGCCGCCGCATACTTCGCCGCTCTGATCCTTATAGACAAAGACGGCATTGTGGATCTGCCGCCCATTTTTTAGATCGACGCTGCTTTGATACAGCCGTCCCTGCTCCAGCATCCGCAGCACAACCTCTTTTTCCAGCCCCCGGGTACCGCACAGATACCCGAATAGCTGCCTGTTGGTGGCAGATTTATCGGGCATCTGAAGCGGCGCCTCCGGCGCTTTACTTTCAGGGGAAGAAACACTGTTCCGGGGAGAAACCGGGTGCGTGTAGCTTTGCCCGACGTTTCCTGACAGGGTCAGCACCGCATCTACCATGGATTTCCCTTCGTAGTGGATCTGGAAGTCAATGGCATCACCCTTGATCTGCCGGCTGTTCCAGAAGAAGGTGCCATTGGGCTTGAAGATAAGGGAGTCATGGTCCTTCATGCGGTAGTAGTTGTGTTCCTTGACCAGTTCATAACCTTGCCGCTGGGCATATTCCAAGGCGTTGGCATTTGCCCGGGCTGCCTCCAGTTCCTCCTTGGTAAAATAGGCTTTTCCGTTTTTTCCGATAGACATTGCATCCTCCTTGTGAGATAAAAAAAGCCCGGCATCAATGCCGGGGTACCAGTACCGTGTTACTTGTTCAATTTTTGCGTAATCAATGCTGTGTTTGTTAAAATTGCGTCCCATGTCGCCGGTCTCAGAGAGTCTGCGGATGATCTTCGCTTCGCTGACAATATATTTTTCTATCTCATGGTAATAGTCCAGTTCCTTTTTTAGGTTAGGCGGGAGCGACCTGCTTGGAGATAGTGCCTCCCTGGGTACAGGAACCATGAAGTGAAAATTCAATCCCGTTGTTGCCGTATAGCAGCAGCGAAGAAAACCGGCGTAACCAGCGCTCTGATCGCTGGTGGTAAGAGGAATACCGTAATCAATACCATCGATGTTGATCGGCCAAAGCCATGGCCGGTTGGACTTGAACGGAACGCGATTATCATAGACGCTGAGAAATTCGATATAGGAACTGTCTACATTTCTGATTTCTATTTCAAACACCTCCTGCTTTTGAGTATAAAAAAAGACCCACCTTGGAAAAGGTGAGTCTTAACTATCAATCTGAGGCATCCACGCGGATGCCCCCGCCGGCCGCAGCCCTTTGGCGGTTCGGCGAAACTCTGACCCGCCGGCAAAAATAAAACTGCCACAGCCTGCATGTTCCAGGGGTCAATCCCGCAAGGCTGCTGCTCTTAAAGAGAGCACCAGATCAGAAATCTTAAGTGTATTTTAACAGCCGCAGCAGCGGCTGTCAAGATACTTTCAGGAGAAAAATCAATTCTCCTTGTTGGCAAAGTAGTCTGCCAGTGACTTATGGATCGTCCTGACCACTACCTCTTCCGGAGTGCCGATGGGGAAGAATTGCCGCAGCTCGGTCATTTCCAGCTTCAGTGTCCGAAACCGGACCTTTTTCCGCTTTGCAGTCAGCTCCTCCAGCAGCTCCTCGTCGATGATCTGATCCGGATCCGCTTCGATTTCCCGAAGCTTCCGTGCCTGGGCTTCCTTCAGAGGATGCCACGGCTCGTCGGTATAGCAGTAACGCAGCACCATTCGCTGGTTTTTCTCTTTCAGTAAGGACAGCTCCACGCCGACACCAATGCCGATCTTCTTTTCATCCACCAGCTGCAGCAGGGGAGGAATGAGATAGGTCAGGCGGATGTATCGCTGCTTCTGCCTGCCGCTTTTTTCTCCTGTAAGTGTATCTCTTGCTTCAAGTCGGACATTATGTCCGGCTTGGTGAGATCCGCCCCGTTTGATGATCTTCTGCCGGATCTCCAGCTCGTCCCGGTATGCCCAGGCAAGCTCGGAGATCTTCCGGTCGTTGTTGTGCTGGGTGTTATCCGCAATGATCCGCAACTTTGCCTCATCATCGTCTGGGATGTCCATGATGATACAGGGAACATGGGTATAGCCCAGCTTCTTGGCAGCCACCCTGCGGTTTTTGCCACAGAGGATCTGCAAGGAGCCGTCGGGGAGCCGGCGAACCCGCAGGGCATTGACGATCCCGTTCAGCCGGATGCTCTCCACCAGCTCCTCCAGCTTATCCGGTGTCCGGGGCTGGAATCGGTTCAGCTCCGGAGGCGCATCCACCAGGTCATCAATGGGGACCAGCTCGATCTTCTCCGCCGGAGGGTCCAGGGACTTGTCCGCTTCTTCCCGGGCTTTCTGGGCATCCAGGGCCATCAGCTTCTGTAAATCGATTGGCATATTTTTCACCTCCTAAACAAAACTGGGAGCAGGATCACGACTCCATCTCGAAGTCTTCCTCCGGGATCTCCGGCGCTTCGGTCTCCGGAGCGACCAGCTCATTTTCTTGCCCTTCCCGGTATTCTTCGATCTTGAGCCCCTGCGGCAGCGGATCCAGATCCGCAGTCCAGGAAGTGTCGATATGCTTACCAGTTTCCGGGTCTTTATAAACTATGATGTTCATAGGCTCACCGTACCAGTTGGATTCCCTGATCTCCTGCACGAATTCTTCTGCATTGTTATACTCGATCCGCTCGGCCACTTTCCCGGAGGGGGCGAGGTATTCGATGCAACCCACTGGTGTCGGCTTTTGAAGAGGAGGGAGAGTTAGATTAGCTTGCTTGTCCTCACTATATTTCTGAAGAGCCATCTTCATTTCCCCTTCGAGGTCCTTGCAGAAAGGCTCCATACTCAGCCCTCCACTTCCTCTTGCTCGACACTTGCGTTTTCAAAGCGAAGTTCGCAAGTAGCGCAAGCGTCTTCAATTTGACAACACACTATACAAACGCAGCCTGCCCAGCCACAATATCTCGGCTCGCTCATGCTCAGCCCTCCTTCAAATCATCCAACGGCCGGCCGCTTTCCCCAAAGGTATAATACTTGCACCAATGTGCGTAATAAACATTGTTGGCGTCACCGGGCTTACCCATGAACTCGCCGCTTCTGTTTTCTTCAAACAGAAAGGTTTTGTCTTTTAATTCCATGAAGATACCTCCACATCAGAACGGTAGCGGCTCATCGTCTGTCAGCATAGCAAACTCTTCCGGTACATCCTGGGGCAGGGGAAGATCCTCCTCTGGGATCTCTGGTATCTGCGCCGCTGCATCGGAGCGATTGCTGCCGGCAAAATAGGCAGCGACGATGCGCAGCTCCATCTTGTACCTGGGGTTGCCCTCGCTGTCATTCCAGTTGGTGCTTTCCAGCCGGCCGGAGATGGCAATGAGCTGCCCCTTGGTGAAATACTTGTGAATGAACTGCGCCGTCTGCCGCCAGGCGATGCAGTTGATAAAATCGCACACCCGGTTCCCGTCCGAATCCTTGTAGCCTCTGTCTACAGCTACCCGAAAACGGGTATATGCCACTTGCTTTTTGGTGTATGCGATCTCAGGAATCCCGGTCAGCCGACCGAGAATGTTAACGCTGTTCAGCATTTTCCTTTTTCCTCCTTGAAGTAAATTTGCGGATCAGCAGAATGGTGCTCAGTATGCCGATAGGGATCAGGGCATACCAAAGCCCGGAGAGAATCCCGAAAAAATACTGCTGCATCCAATGGGATTGTTTTGCTTGCGGTCTTTGTGTGACTTCTGCAATTTCGTTTTCTGCCGGATAGATTCGACATCCCCGAACCAACAGCCGATGACTGTTGATGCCGTAGGGAGTGCAGGTCAGCAGCGTCACCAGATCCAGCTCGGGCTGGATCTGGGTCTCACTGGTATCCTCTGGCAGTACAGTTACGATCTGATCGACCTGATAAACCAGCTTTTGGTTTAATACCATCAGGAAGAAGAGATCTCCCTCTTCCAATTGCTGCAGATCGGTGAACATGGGAGATGACGGCATCCCAGTGTGGGCGGTGATCACCGCATGGGTGTCGGATCCTCCTACCGGTAGGCTGGTTTGCGGCATGTGCCCGGCACCGTCTGCCAAGGATTCATTGTCAGTACTGTGGTAGATCGGTAACTTGACAGAGATTTTTGGGATCTCGATATATCCCATGATCCCATCTCCGACGATATTCAGTAGATCGTGGTAGCCATTGACGGCATAGTCCTCCGGCAGAAATTCTCTGGCAGCCAGTCGCCGGTTATAGTCTGCTGCGGCTTTCCTGGCAGCCTTTAGCTCTGAGCTGTCCAGCCCATCCACGGCTTGCTGATGCTGCACAATGACCTCCGAGCGGTGCCGCTCTGTATACCACGAAGCGAACAAAGGGTAACAGATGCAGCAGCCACCGGCGATCATAACCAGCACCAGCATCCAGATCAGTGCGGTGCGGGATCTTGGACTCATTGCTTCTTCTTGAAGTTACACAGTACAATCAGGATTCCGGCAGCGCTGGCAACCATCAGGATACCGGCAGTGGTGATAAGCATCGTGCCGCTAACACCGGTATTGGGCATATCAAATGCATTGTTATTGACCACGGACAGCACGATCATGCCATCGGTCATGGGCGCGGCATCGATACCAATGCTGCCTGCAGCAATCAGATTTCCTGCAGCATCCGCTTCTGCAGATATGGTCAGGGAAACAGCGCTCTCCAGGAGGACATAGCCGTTATCGGTCTTTGTTTCGGTCAGCTGATAGGTGTCTGTGTCCAGACCCTTCAGCAGGATTTTACCGTTGTTGTCGGGGATCAGCACGGTGGCTTCTGCTTCCGAAGCAGCTGTGCCGGTTGCGATCCACAGTCCGGTTTCGGCATCTTGCTGAGCGGTGATCCAAAGACCGGCGCTGTTCTGCAGGATAAAATTGACATTGGCAAAGTTGCCGTTGTTGTCGGAGAATACCTTGGTCAGATCCAGACCGTAGGTGTGCACGTGTGCATGAGCGGACTCGTTTTCAGCTTCAGCATCGATGCGCGCCCAGGTCAGCTCGGCATTGTTTACGTTGCCGGCATCACCCAGGACGGCGGAGCTGTTCAGGGTGGCTGCGTAGGTGACAGTCATGTAGCAGCCGGAGTAGCCGCTGTCTACGCCATTGTCCCAGACGGCGGCGCTGGTGTTCATGTCCTCCAGACCGGCATCCGTACCTACGATGCGAAGAAAGCTACCCAGCGCGTATTCGATATGATCCAGCGCTATCCCGGAAAATTCTGGGGCGCCGCCGTCCATGAGCCCTATTGCACGGAAGAAGAATACCACTCCTTCATGCGCTGGGCCGTTCAGGACCTGGGCTTCAAGGCGCTGAAGCTGCACACCTTCGGCTTCTGCGCAAGCCCCACCTC